TCTAAAGGAGCATTACACGGCTTAACCAGGTTTAGTATGGAGGACGCTCCTGCGAATAGCTTCTTTTTAGAATACTTGTCAAGACCACCTACAGCTGAAATATTCTTTGAAGACGTATTGATGGCATTAGTGTTTTATGGTATGCCAATACTTGCAGAGAACAATAAACCTAGGCTTTTGTATTATTTAAGACGTAGAGGTTATAGAGGTTTTAGTATGAATAGACCTGATAAAGTTTGGAACAAATTATCTGTTGCGGAAAAAGAAGTTGGTGGTATACCAAACTCTAGCGAAGATATTAAACAAGCTCATGCCGCTGCTATTGAAATGTACATACAAGATCATGTAGGTATGAAGCAAGATGGTAGTTTTGGCGATTTATATTTTAACGAATTGTTAAATGATTGGAGCAAGTTTGATATAAACAAAAGAACTAAACATGATGCTTCTATAAGCTCTGGTTTAGCTATAATGGCTAATAATAGGCACCTATATGCTCCTAATGCTAAAATAGAAAAACAAAAATTAAATATACATATTTCTAAATATTCAAACAAAGGTAATATGTCTAAAATAATTAAAAAATAATATGAGTTACATAAACTTTCCAAGTCAAGTAGTTAGCGATGTAGAGAAAATAAGCTATGAGTATGGTTTGCAAATAGCCAAAGCTATTCAACATGAGTGGTTTGGCGACGAGACTAATACACACAGTCATAATAGTAGATACAATAACATAAAGAATAATTTTCATAGTTTAAGACTTTACGCTAGAGGCGAACAGCCTATACAAAAGTACAAAGATGAGCTGTCTATAAATGGTGACTTAAGCTATTTAAATCTAGACTGGAAGCCAGTTCCAATTATACCTAAGTTTGTAGATATAGTTGTAAACGGTATGGCAGAAAGATTATTTGATATAAAAGCATATTCACAAGATCCGTATGGTGTTGCTAAAAGAACAGAATACATGGAGTCTGTTTTAAAAGATGTTAGAACTCAAGAGTTAAACATGTTGTCTAAACAAGCTTTTGGAATACCTTTAAATGAAAATCCTCAAGAAACTTTACCAGAGACAGAAGAAGAAGTAGCGCTACACATGCAGCTAACTTACAAGCAGGCTATTGAAATAGCAGAAGAGCAAGCTTTAAACGTTTTGTTAGAAGGTAACAAATATGAACTAACTAGAAAAAGAGTACTTAGAGATTTAACAGTTATAGGCATAGGCGCTACTAAAACAGATTTTAACACTTCAGAAGGAGCTACGGTAAGATATGTTGATCCAGCTAATCTAGTTTATTCTTATACAGATTCGCCGTACTTTGATGACATATACTACGTTGGTGAAGTTAAAGAAATACCTATTAATGAATTAGTAAAGCAATTTCCTCATTTAAAAAATGAAGATTTAAAAGAAATACAACAAAAAAGTAGTAACTATAACGGTTATAATAAAAGCTACAAAAAAAATAGACAAGACTATAATAAAGTTCAAGTTTTATATTTTGATTACAAAACTTATATGAACGAAGTATATAAAGTAAAAAAGACTGGAACTGGAGCTGATAAAATTATACCTAAAAATGATAGCTTTAATCCGCCAGAAAATTTAGAAGGTGGTTACAGTAAAATGATGAGACAAATAGAGTGTTTGTTTGAAGGAGCTTTAATATTAGGTACAGAAAAGCTTTTAAAATGGGAAAAATCTCAAAACATGATGAGATCAAAAAGTGATTTTACTAAAGTTAAAATGAACTATAGTATTGTTGCTCCTCGCATGTACGAAGGTCGTATTGAGTCTTTAGTTAGTAGATGTACTGGTTTTGCTGATATGATACAATTAACACATTTAAAGTTACAGCAAGTTATGGCACGTATGATACCTGATGGTGTTTATCTTGACGCTGATGGTCTTGCTGAAATAGATTTAGGTAATGGTACAAACTATAATCCACAAGAAGCTTTAAACATGTTTTTCCAAACTGGATCTGTGATAGGAAGGAGCTTTACGTCAGAAGGCGATATGAATCCAGGTAAAGTACCAATACAAGAAATAACTAGTGGCGCTGGAGGTAATAAAATGAATAGTTTAATACAAACATACAACTATTATTTACAAATGATAAGAGATGTGACTGGATTAAACGAGGCAGCAGACGGTTCTAAGCCAGATAAATACTCTTTAGTTGGCGTGCAAAAACTAGCCGCAGCAAATTCTAACACTGCTACAAGACATATAATGCAGTCAGGTTTATTTTTAACAGCAGAAATATGCGAAAAGCTTTCTCTTAGAATATCTGACATTGTAGAATATTCACCTACAAAAGACGCTTTTATACAGGCTATAGGCGCTCATAACGTTGCTACTTTAGAAGAAATATCTGAACTACATCTTTATGACTTTGGTATATTTATAGAGTTAGCTCCAGACGAAGAGCAAAAAATGCTACTTGAAAATAATATACAAGCTGCAATAGCTCAACAGTCTATAGATATAGAAGATGCTATAGATCTTAGAGAAATTAAAAATGTTAAACTTGCTAATCAACTTTTAAAAATAAGAAGAAAAAAGAAAATAGAGAGAGATCAAAGGATGCAGCAAGAAAATATAAGAGCTCAAAGTCAAGCTAACCAAGAAACTGCTGCTGCAGCTGCCGAAGCAGAAGTTAACAAAAGAAAACAACTAGTTCAAACCGAAATAGAACTTGAAAGAGTAAAGGCGCAATTAGAATCTCAAAAAATGAGAGAAGAGTTAGAAATGAAAAAACAACTAATTGAAGCTGAGTATGGTTTTAAAATAAAAATAGCTGAATCAGATAAAGGTAAATCTGATAGAAAAGAAGTTATGAAAGAAGATAGAAAAGATGAAAGAACTAGAATACAAGCTACACAACAATCAGAACTTATAGAGCAAAGAAACACAGGTGGAACACCTAAAAACTTTGAGCGAGCAAGTGATGATATATTAGGTGGTCTTGGAATTTAAAATTATTAATTATTATTATATTATATCATGGAAGAAAACAAAGAAAACGTAGTTGAAGAAACTACACAAGAAACAACTGAGCAAGTTGATATGAGTAAATTTGAGTCTGCTGACAATCCTAACATTATAAAAGTAGATTTAACTAAACCGCCAACACCAAAAGAAAATGAAACTAAAGAAGATAACACTGACGACAGCGGAGTGGTTGCAGAGTCTGAAAATGCCGAGCCCGAAGAAAAACAAGAAGAAGTACAGCCGGAAAGCGAAACACAAGAAGCACCAGTATTAGAAGAGGTTACAGATAAAGAAGAGCAAGAAATAGTTGAACAAGTTGAAGAGGCTGTTGCTGAAGCTGAAGCTACTGGAAAACCATTACCAGAAAATATACAGAAGTTAGTAGACTTTATGGAAGAAACTGGTGGCGATCTAAGTGACTATGTAGCTTTAAATAGAGATTATAACGAGTTAGAAGATCAAGATTTACTGTATGAGTATTATAAATCAACTAAACCTCATTTAAATAATGAAGAAATTAATTTCCTTATGGAAGATCAGTTTTCTTATGATGAAGACAGAGACAATGAAAGGGAAATAAGAAGAAAAAAATTAGCGTTAAAAGAGCAAGTTGCCAGCGCTAAAAGCCACTTGGACAGGCAAAAGTCCAAATACTATGAAGAGATTAAAGCTGGTTCAAAGCTTACGCCTGAACAACAAAAAGCTATGGATTTCTTTAATAGATACAACAAGGAAGAAGCAACACGTCAAAAAACATTAGAAGATAATACTTCTACTTTTATGAATAAAACTAATAAAGTTTTTAACGATAAGTTCAAAGGTTTTGAATACAACATCGGTGATAAAAAGTTTAGGTATAATGTAAAAGATGTTAACAAGACTAAAGAGTCTCAAAGCGACATTAATAATTTTGTCAAAAAGTTTTTGAATAAAAATAACGTAATGGAAGACGCTGCGGGATATCACAAAGGACTATATACTGCTATGAATCCTGATGCTATAGCAAAACATTTTTACGAGCAAGGTATGGCTGATGCTATGAAAAATAGTATTGAAAATGCTAAAAACGTAAATATGACAGCTAGACAATCTCATGGTGAGGTTGAGGCAGGTGGAATTAAAGTTAGAGTTTTAGGTGATAACACTGCTGATTTCAAGTTTAAAATTAAAAACAAAAATAAATAACAAATTTAAAATTACAAAATTATGGCAATTACAAATGGTCCTAGTTTGAATAGCGTACCTGCTGCTAAACCGCAAGCGTTATCATCAAACTACATTGATTTCAACCAAGATATGGGTTGGGCTCAACAATATTTACCAGACCTAATGGAAAAAGAAGCTGAAGTTTTCGGACCGAGAACTATTTCAGGTTTTTTATCACAAGTTGGGGCTGAAGAAGCGATGACTGCTGATCAAGTTATTTGGTCTGAGCAAGGTCGTTTACACTTATCTTACAAAGGTCATCTTAACTCACATTCTGGTGGTACTGCTGCTGGTGGTGAAATCGAAATTGAAAGTGATATTGATGATAATGATATAGGTTCTAATCACGGTGTTAGAGTTAATGACACTGTTATTATAGCAAACGCTCAAGGAGTTGTTAAATGTTTAGTTACAGCAACTGATACAACAGACGTAATAGATGTACAACCTTATGATTTTGCAAACTTAAGCGATGCTGGTTTAACAACTATTAATGGAACTAAAGACACAACTATATTAGTTTATGGTTCTGAATTTGGTAAAGGTGATAGTTACAACGCTGCTGATGGTTCTACTGATGCTACTGGAAGAGGAGCTAATGAGCCGGCTTTCAAAACTTTTAGTAACAAACCAATTATTTTAAAAGACTACTACGAAGTATCAGGTTCTGATACAGCTAGAGTTGGTTGGGTTGAAATTGCTTCTGAAGGTGGCCAATCAGGTTACATGTGGTACTTAAAAGCTGAAGCTGACACAAGAGCTAGATTTAATGATTACTTAGAAATGGCAATGTTAGAAGGTGAATTAAACTTAGCTGCGTCTGGAATTGATGGTACAGCTGTTATAAAAGGTTCAGCTTCTGGTGCTGGAAACGTAGGTACTGAAGGTTTATTTGCTGCTATTGAATCAAGAGGTAATATTACTTCTGGTGTTACTGGTGTTAACGCTGCTACTGATTTAGCTGAGTTTGATGCAATACTTACTGAGTTTGACAAGCAAGGTGCTATTGAAGAAAACATGT